ATTAGAATAATAAATCATTGTTGATGCACCTGTAAGTGTAATACCATAACCACCTGTTTGAGGTGTACCAATTAAGAATCTAACTTTACTATCTGGGTTTTGAATATCCTTAATTGCTTTTTGTCTTTCTTCTGTAGTTGTATCTCCAAAATAGGTAGCTGTACTGCCAGGATATTTTTTCTCAATTGTTTTAACCAACGTTTTAATATCATGACGATAGTGGGCCCAGATAACAGCTTTACCTTCTATCTCTTCCAACACCGACATTAATTCATCAATACGATTGTTTTTTATTTCTTGTACTTTACCATCGTCAGAAACAAAGTGACCACAAGTAATTTGGTGGAGTCTCATCATTTGAGTTATAACATTTGCTGTAGTAACCATTTTACCATTTAATTCTGCTAGCGCTAACTCTTTCATTTGTCTATAAACTTTCTCTTGTTCTTTCGTTAGCTGCACCATACGTTTCATAAACGTTTTCTTTGGTAGATCTAAACAATCATCTTTTAATACTCTGTATGAAAATTTCTCTAGCTTCTCTGATAGCTCACCTAAATTTTTATAACCTGTCACAATATTTACCGATCTTCCTGATACATTAATACTTCTCATGTAAGCATATCTTGTTCTAAAAGTATAGTATGAGTCATGGCCTAATAACCAAGGATCAAGGAAATGACATTGTGTATATAAATCTAAGGGTGATTTAGTTACAGGCGACCCTGTTAATATTCTACGGTAATCAGCTAGATAAGACCATTTTAAAATATTTTTAGTTCTTTGTGCACCTGGGTTTTTAATAGTTGTAGATTCATCAATAGCCATTATAGTTTTATGACTAGATAAAAATTTAGAAGCAAACTCAACTCCTTTTGTTGTGGAGAAAGCTTCTACATTCATAATCAAAATATGAAGATCTGTACCTGTTTCAAATAAAGTATTTAATTTTTTCTCTTGAGTCTTATTAATATTAGCTTGCCATAACACTACTTTTTTAACTATGTGATCAGGTAAATGTGTAGGTATTTCAGACTCTTGCCAGTTTTTGTACACACCTTTTGGAGCTATAATTAAAGCACCATTTATCTCGCCTTTATCATAAAGCATAGAGATATTGTCGATAAGTACCTTAGATTTACCAGTACCCATCTCCATAAAATACGCAAACACTTTTTTATCCCATGACTTTTTTAAAGCAGTCAATTGATGCTCGTATGGCTTGGTTTTAAACTTATAAAACATATTTGCTTTTGCTTTCTAAAACAGTTATAACATAGTGACAGGAGAAAGTCAAATGTTTAGTTCTATGAATAAAGTTGGTGGTAATAATACTAACAAAAGTAAAGTATATCTCATTCAGGAAATACCTGGGACAAGCCAAGGTATGCCTAAATATAATATTATGGGTGCACAAAAATATGGTGAGTTAGTAACACTATTACCAGAACACTCACAAATTATATTGTCACCAGGACCTTTAATAATAAAACTTAGAACGCTTCTAAAGAACATTACACCTGATGATCATCTTCTACTTACAGGCGATCCAGCTATCATAGGAGTTGCATGTTCTATTGTTTCTGACATTACTGGCGGAAAATATAAATTTTTAAAATGGGATAGACAGGAAAAAATGTACTATTCTATAGAAATTAATCTTTATCAAAAATAAGGCTTGACATATTATAATTATCCTATATATGTTCTTGTATGAAAGAACAAATAGGAGTCAAACATGTCAATTAACTTTGAACAAGATCAATCGCATGCGATTGAAAAAGCTAGTGATGCTAAAGATTTAGCAACACAAGTTACTAAACTACAAGAACTAGAGGATTTGATTAAAGCTAAAGAACAGCAAGTCAAAGATTTAAAAGCAACAGCAGAAAATATATCAGGTGAAGTCATCCCAACTATGATGACGGAAATGAATATTAAAACACTTAAACTAGCAGATGGATCTGCAGTAGAAGTGAAACCGATTTATGGTGCTTCGATTCCAAAAGATAAACAGGAAGAAGCATTCAACTGGCTTCGAGAGAACGGCCTTGGCGATCTTATTAAAAATGAGATCACCGTTGCCTTTGGTCGTAACGAAGACAACAAGGCGAGCGATTACGCAGACCTTGCATCAGAGCGTGGGTACCAACCGGTTCAAAAACTTAAAGTGGAACCCATGACTCTTAAAGCACTAGTGAGGGAAAGAATTGAAAACGGCAAGGATATTCCGGCTCACTTATTTAACGTGTTCGCAGGCAACAGAACAAAAATAACAAGGAAATAGAAACATGAAAAATGAACCAATAAAAAAACAAGCTGCAGGTGCACTAGCAACTGTTCAGTTTGAAGAAGACGCAGCTCAAGGTTTAGGGCAGTTAGGTCAACAAGATCTAGCATTACCCTTTTTAAAAATCTTGGGTCAACTATCTCCAGAAGTAAACAAGAGAGATGGTAAGTACGTACAAGGAGCAGAACCAGGAATGATATTCAATTCTGTAACTGGCGAATTGTACGACGGTGAGAAAGGTATTGAAGTAATACCTGCTTACTATTCATTAAAGTTTGTAGAATGGAAAGACAGAGGAGAAGGATCTGGAGCACCAGCAGGTGTACACCCATCTACTTCTGACATTCTATCTAAAACTACAAGAGGATCAGACTTTAAAGATAGATTACCTAATGGAAACTATGTTGAGAAAACAGGTAACCACTTTGTAATTATCAAAGGTGATTCACCTTCTACTGCATTGATTGCAATGAAGTCTACTAACTTGAAGATATCAAGAAAGTGGAATTCTATGATTGCAAGCATTAGAATGAAGGGGAAGAACGGTTTGTTCACTCCAGCATCTTTTAGCCACGTGTATAATCTGAGAACTGTACAACAGCAAAATGATAAAGGAACATGGTTTGGTTGGGAAGTATCTAAACTTAGACAGTTAGATCCATCAACTGAAGCTGATCTTTATTCACAAGCTAAAACATTCTCAGAGAGTGTATCCAAAGGTGATGTCGAAGTTAAATATAACGACGGCAAAGAAACTAAGGATAGCATTATCTAATTCCCAAGGGAATGGTTGCAACATTGATGGTGCTGGGGAGACTCGGCACCATCAGCTAATTGTATGAATGATAAGTTTATAAATATATTTACAGGGTTAGAGCGTAATTTTGGTTATTGCAATATTGAAAAAGGTTTTGTAGGCCAGGATGGTAAAATAGAATTTGATCCTAAAGATTTAGGTTGGTCCAAAAGAGCTATTACTTCTCAAGATTACGAGAATCATTTAACAGGTAAGCAGTCTATTGGAATACAACCATGCACTGAAGAAGGTATGGCTAAGTTTGGAGCCATAGACATTGACGATAAACAACACAGCTACACAGATTTTCCATACAAAAAATATTTAGATCTTATAGCTAAACATCAAATACCTGTAATACCAATCAAATCAAAAAGCGGTGGTTTACATTTATTTGTGTTTACAAAAGAGTTTGTAAAAGCTTCTATTATTAGAACTTTTTTACAAGATATATTATTTTTATTAGGATTACCTCAAGAGATAGAAGTTTATCCTAAACAAACAGAACTTGGTGAATCATCAGGTAATTTTATTAATCTTCCATATTATAAAAAAACAGAAAGACTTGCATTTAATTTTGATGGTAAGTTTTTTGACTACGAACAATTTTTAAAACTTGTTCACAATAATTTACAGACTCCAGAATCTTTAGATACATTCACTAAAAAAATTATACAGGATGAATTAACAGGCGGAGCTGCTGAATTTGCAGATGGTCCACCTTGTTTAGCTAGACTTACAAAAGAAAAGATGACAGATAACCGAGAAAGATTTCTTTATAATTATTCTGTGTTTGCAAAGAAAAAATATCCTGACAACTGGGAAGATAAAGTTAAAGAAGCAGCAAGAGAATATTTTGTTTATGATAGCAAGTGGGACGATAGTAAAGTTGAAGGTAAGATTAGAGATTGGAAAAAAAGTAAAAGTGATAAAGGTTATACTTGTTCTCAAGACCCTATCGCTCCTCTATGTTTAAAACAAACGTGTTACAAAAGAAAGTATGGAGTCTTAACAAATGTACAAATATCATGGCCAACTTTATCAGGTTTAACAAGAATAGAATACAGACCTGATCCAGAGTTTTGGTTGACAGTTCAAGTTGATGAAGAAAATACAAAACAAGTTATAGTAAAAAATATAGATAAACTTGTAGAGATGAGAGAGCTTAGAAAAGTAATAGCAGCACAAACTTCTCTTATACCTCCAAAGATTAAAGACGCAGACTTTCAAAAAATATTAGACCCATTGTGGAAGAACCTAGAAACATTAGATCCACCAGAAGGAACGAGTGACATAGATATATTAAAAGCCCACATTGTTAGTTATGTAAACGAAATGAAAGCTACAAGTCATGCATCATTAGAAAGTGGAGCAACATATGATGACGGTGAATATTTTTATTTTGTTTATGATAAATTTTATGATCACTTAAAAACAAAAGAATGGAAACTAAAACAAGATAGAACTGGAGTAATGATTAAAAAACAATTCAAAGGTGAATTAAGTGTACAGGTCAGATATCCTCATAAAAAAGGAGCTAAGATGAACCCTAGAATAAGATGTGTGAGATTACTTAAAAATAAATTCATACAGGAAGATGCACCTGACGAACAAATACAAATGAGAAACGTTGATGAACTTATGTAAGATATACGGACCACCAGGTACCGGTAAAACATACAGACTTATTAGTAGAGCAAGAGCTTATGCACGGATCGGCTCCCCGTTGGATAAGATAGGTTATTTTGCTTTTACTAAAAAGGCAGCGAAAGAAGCAAAAGAGAGAATGCCTTTTCCTCCAAAACGTTTAAGGCATTTTCAAACTCTTCACTCGCTGGCATTTAATACCCTAAGTCTAAGTGAGGATAGAGTTATGCAACCTTATCACTACGAAGACTTAGGGAAACTTTTAAACATTAGAGTTAGATACCAGGATAAATTTAACAAAGAAGAAACACATTTTTTGACTTGTGATAATCCCTATTACCAGCTGATAGGTAGAGCTATGAATAAAGATATATCTATTGAAGAAGAGTTTAATTTAAATGAACATAATAGAAATGATGTGAGTTGGAATACTTTAAAACATATCTCCACTAATTTAGTAGAGTATAAAAAAAATAATAACCTTATTGATTTTAACGACATGATTCATCAGTTTATAAATAAGGCTGAAAAGTGTCCAGAATTTGACACCGTCTTTATTGACGAAGCTCAAGACTTATCAAAGCTACAATGGAAAATGTTTGAAGTTTTAAAACAAAAATCAAAACATATTTATTTAGCGGGTGATGATGACCAAGCAATCTTTAGTTGGGCTGGAGCTGATGTAGATAGTTTTATAGATGTTAAAGCAGATAAAGAAATAATACTAAATAAATCAAGACGTATTCCAAAGAACGTACAAACCTATGCATTACAAATCATAGACAGAATACAAGGGAAAAAAGTAGCCAAAAATTATAAGGCAAGAGAAGTTGATGGTAAAGTAGAAAAAATTAGTGATTTATCACAAATTAATATAAAACAAGGTAAGTGGTTGATTCTTGCAAGAACAGGATCAAGATTAAGAAATATAATGGATGAATTAAAAAGACGTGGAATTTATTGTGCTACTAAAAAAGAAAAAAGTTTTAGCGAAAAATTATACAGAACTATTTTATTATATCAACGTTGGTGTAAAGGGGAACCATTAGAAGAACATCAAATGAAAGAAATAAAAGAATACACTGGTGAAGAACAGTTAGATAAAGACATACCTTGGTTTGATTCTTTTGTTGCTGCTAAGTACGAAGATAAATTAAATATAAGAAATTTATTATCTAACGGTGAAAAATTAAGTGATAAACCTAGAGTCTTTTTATCTACGATACATTCTATTAAAGGTGGTGAAGAAGAAAATGTAATTGTTGCTTTAGATTTAGCGCATAAGATTAGAAAAGCTTTGCAAAGAAGTCAAGCAAAAAGAGATGAAGAGCATAGAGTATTTTATGTTGCGTACACAAGAGCAGCACAAAATTTATATTTATTAAAATCAAAAATAGAAAGAAAGGGTTATCAAATATGACAGACAATAGTATATTCAAAGATATAGCACCGCAAGATAAGCAGATAGGTGGCAAGCATTATAAATCTTTTTACATTCAGCCGTATGAATTTATTTCAAAAAATAATCTCTCGTTCTTCCAGGGGAACGTTGTGAAATATGTTTGTAGATATCTTACAAAAAATGGTATAGAAGACTTAGAAAAGATTATACATTATTGTGAATTAGAAATTAAAAAAATGAAAGATATGAAAAAGAAATGAAGGTACCTTTATTTACAGCACAGACTGAATGGATAGAGCCGGAAGAATATCCAGATCTACGTCCATATGATGAAATAGCAATTGACTTAGAAACTAGAGATCCTGATTTAAAAACAATGGGATCTGGTTCTGTTATTGGTAATGGTGAAGTTGTTGGTATTGCTGTGGCTGTACCAGGACGTAAATATTATTTCCCTATTGCTCATGGATCAGGGCCAAACATGGATAGAAAAAAAACTATTGAATGGTTTAAAGATGTTTTAGCTTCTGATGCCATTAAAATATTTCATAACGCAATGTATGACGTGTGTTGGATTAGACAGATGGGTTTAAAAATAAATGGTTTAATCGTAGATACAATGATAGCTGCATCTCTTATCGATGAGAATAGATTTAGATATGATTTAAATAGTTTATCTTGGGACTATCTTGGACATGGTAAGAACGAAGTTGCATTAAACGAAGAAGCAAAGTCTAGAGGACTAGATCCTAAATCTGAAATGTGGAAACTACCTGCAATGTATGTAGGTTCTTATGCAGAGAAAGATGCTGAATTAACTTTAGAACTTTGGCAAATATTTAAAAAAGAAATTATACACCAAGACATTGAATCTATATTTAATTTAGAGACTGATCTTTTTCCTTGTCTTGTTGATATGCGCTTTTTGGGAGTTCGGGTAGATTCAG